GAAGGACATGACCTATAACGAAAGTAGCCAATACCTTGCTACTGAAATTGCGCGTTTAATGAACGTGCCGGCATATTACATAAGTGCAGATATGAATAACAGCATGACATATCAAAATATTTTAGATGGCCGTAAAGAATTCGTGGCTTATTCATTACAGCCATTTATTAGCGCGATCGAAAATCGTTTAAGCATGGATGACATAACCGCGCATGGTAATCGTGTGCGTTTTGCTGTTGATGAAACTTTCTTACGCGCAGACACTATGGCGCGACTAGATGCAATAGAGAAAATGTTAAACCTAGGTTTGATCGATGTTGCACAAGCGCAATCGATGGAACAGCTAACACCTAATGGATCAGGAGATACTGCAAATGTTGCACTTAACGTTTAATAACGCGATCGAGGCGGCCGATACAGAACGCCGCATGATCTCAGGCAAAATTGCGCCATACGGCGAGGTTGGTTATACATCCGCTGGCCCTGTTGTGTTTGAACGCGGATCTATTGCAATACCTGATGTAACAAAAATCAAATTGTTAATGCAGCATGACAGCACAAAGCCAGTAGGTCGCGCTACATATTCAAGCGATGATGAAAGCGGCGTGTATGCATCGTTTAAAATTTCAAGTAGCAGCCGGGGACAGGATGCACTTGTACTAGCTCAGGAAAACCTGGTGTCTGGTTTATCCGTTGGTGTGGATGTATCCGCATCAAAACAGATGAAAGGCTACCTGTTAGTTACCGCTGCTGTCCTAAAAGAAGTGTCGCTTGTTGAAAGCGCCGCGTTCGATAGTGCAGCCGTAACTGATATTGCAGCCGCAAAAGCTGCACTAGAGGCAGCAAGTACCAAAACCACAATCATCCATACAGAGATGGTTGAAACCGAAACCGAAACCGAAACCGAAAGCGAGGCAGCTGTGACTACAGCCCCTATTGATACACCGGATGTACCGGCAGAAAAACCAGTCGAGGCTGCACCAGTTCAAGCAGCTCGCCAAATTATTCGCCCATCCGTATTAGACAGCCAGACAGTCCGCACACCAATTACATCAATGGCAAAGTACACAGAGCATAAGATCAAGGCTGCCCTAGGCAATCAAGATTCAATGCTTTATGTGACTGCAGCCGATGATTCATTTTCGACCAATCCAGCGTTCAGCCCTACCCAATATTTGGCCGAATTCCCAACAAATACACGTTTTGGTACACCATCAATCGATGCATGTTCACGCGGCGTATTGCCAGCAAGCGGCATGACAATTAACGTGCCATCACTTGTTACATCAGCAGGCGGCCAGGCAGGCGTTGCACCAGTTGTAACAGTTGAAGCCGAAGCAGGCGCAGTTGCTAACACAGGTATGGTTACAGAATACCTATCAGGTACAGTTAACAAGTATTCAGGCATGAACACAATTAGCATTGAATTGCTAGAACGTTCAGACCCTAACTTCTACGCAGAGCTAACACAGCAACTACAAAATGCTTACCTAAAGACACTAGATACAACAGTTAATGCTGCACTTGTTACAGCAGGTACTGTTGCAACTACTGCACAAGCTGCTACATCAGCAGGCATCATCGGTTACGCATCAGAAGCTGCTCGCCTTGTTTATGAGGCAACTGGTTACTACGCACAGAACTACATCGCCAATGGATCTCAATGGCAGCTACTTATGGGTGCATCAGATACAACTGGCCGCCCAATTTACTCAGCATCTCAGCCAATGAACGCAGGCGGTTTAACACAACCTGGTTCAATTCGCGGCAACGTACTTGGCCTTGATCTATATGTTGATAAGAACTTTGCAGCAACAACAACTGTTGATGACTCAGCAATTATCCTTGCACCAGAAGCATTTACTGTTTACCAGTCACCACAGGCATACATGTCTGTAAACGTTGTAAGCAACCTACAGGTACAGGTAGCGATCTATGGCTACATGGCAACAATCGCCAAGATGCCTAAGGGAATTATCCGTTACAACTTCACCTAAGAAATAACCCTGATAGTCGGTAGGGCATTAGCCCTTTGCCCTACCGACCCTAACTGAGTAAGGAGTACCGATATGGCAGCTACATACGTCACCGTAGCCGAGCTACGCGCCAATTTAGGTATCGGTACTCTTTATACAGATCCAACAGTCGAGGAGTGCTGCCAAGCCGCGCAAGATCAGATCAATAGTTTCCTTTGGTTTGATACTGCGCCAGTCGTGGGGACTGCATTGGTAAGCAACGTTGCCACAGTAATGTTGGCCAACCCCGGATTATTTACAACAGGCGAAAGCGTAACCATATCCGGGGCTGGCTCGACATTTAACGGCACTTACACAATTACTGCCACGTTGCCGTTTAGCACAGGCACTACAAATTTATTGCCAGCATTTAATATGAACTTAAATTATTACCAGCAACCACGGGGTTATAGTTTTATTCAGTATGCCAAGGTTGCAGCCGATGAAAACTTTAGGCGCGTAGTGCCATCAGGTGTTGCAACAGGTACAGATACAAAGACAGCGAGCTACGTCAATACAGCCAGCGTTAGAGAAGCTGCGATGATCTTGGCTGTAGATATATGGCAAGCGCGGCAGGTATCTCAGACAGGCGGCGTAGGACTTGATGGCTTTAGCCCTAGCCCTTACCGCATGGGCAACAGCATGATAGGCAAGATACGCGGCCTACTAGCCCCGTACATGAGTCCGAATAGCATGGTGGGGTAAATGCCTACGGCTGCTATTACAACCCTGCGTACAACGATCGCAACGGCTTTAACCAATAACGGCGTATGGTCGGTATTCGCATACCCACCTGCAACCATCCTGGCTAACAGCTGTGTAGTAATACCGGCAGATCCATATCTAACACCTAGCAATAACAGCTACATAACTATTTCGCCTATGGCTAATTTTAAGATATTGCTAACCGTGCCAATGTTCGACAACCAGGGCAACCTTCAAGGCATCGAGGATTTTATCGTTGCGGCTTATACAAAACTAGCAGCATCAAACCTTGTATTTAATATAACCAGCGTTAGCGCGCCCGGTGTATTAAATGCTGATAGCGGCGATCTATTAACAGCCGAATTCAATATATCCATACTAACGAGCTGGAGTTAAACACATGTCATACACAGATGAGGATATTGCCTTTTTAATTAAAATTGGGCAGATCGAAGCAGCACCAGTAAAAGAAACAAAACCCAAAGCACCTGCAACCGAGAAAACAGAGGAATAACTAAATGGCCGTATATTTAAATAATACCGTTGTAGTAACGCTGAACTCAGTAGTTCTATCAGATCACGTTACAAGCGCAACGATTAACCGCGTATTTGATGAACTTGAAGTAACTGCTATGGGCGATACAGCTCATAAGTTCGTTAAGGGTCTAGAGGCCAGCACAATTACTTTAGATTTCCTAAGCGATACAGCTGCTGCGAACGTAAACGCAACGCTACAAGCAGCATGGGGTACAACAGTACCTATTACGCTAAAGCAGACAAGCGCAGTGGTATCAGCTACTAATCCGCTATACAGCACCACAATTTTGGTAAATAACACTACCGATATTAACGGCGCAGTAGCAGACATGGCTACACAATCAATTACATTTACTTGTAATTCACCAATCGTAATTACAACCGCACCATAATATACAGAATAGGGGCTAAAGCATGGCAAAGTTAAAAGTAACAAAGGTAGATGGCAACGTATCTGAGCATCAGATAACACCATCTATTGAATACGCTTTCGAGCTGTACGCAAAAAAAGGTTTTCACCGCGCTTTCCGCGAGGATGAGAAGCAGACAGATGTGTACTGGTTAGCGTGGGAGTGTTTAAGAAGCAGCGGCGATCCCGTGCCTATGTTCGGCGCACCGTTTCTAGCAACACTTTCAAAGGTAGAAGTTTTAGATGATGACCCGGAAGCATAAGGCGTGACTCGTTTACTTACTTGATCGCACGGATCAGTTTGGAAACGGGAATACCGCCTAAAGATTTAATTGGGTTAGATTCGAGGATGTTTAGCGCATTACTGCAGGCTATGAAAGATAGAGCAAAGGAGATACAAGATGCCAGTAACGGTAAAAGGCGGCGTTGATCTCCAAAAGGCTTTAAGAAAATTTACGCCTGATCTAGCTAAAGACACAAGAAAAGAAATGGCTAATTTGCTTAAACCTATTGTGTCTAAGGCGCGCGGCTTTATTCCATCCCAAGCACCGTTATCGGGCTGGGGTAAAGCATCGAGTAATGGCAAATTTCCCGTGTGGGATGGTCGAGCTGCTAAAGGCGGCGTAGGTTATAAAACCACCCCTAGCCGACCTAACCGCCAAGGGTTTAGATCGTTAGCGCGTATTCAAAACGCATCAGCATCGGGTGCTATCTATGAAACTGCTGGCCGTGTACATGCCAATGGCCGTGAGCAGGGATCATCATTTATTGTGCAGCGACCAGGCTATAACCAAGGCGCAAATATTGTAGCTGCTGGCCCTAATCAAGGCCGTAGCCGTAATCCGCAAGCAGGCTACATATTCGTACAAGCCATGAACCAATACGGCATGATCGTAGATGCTAACAATCAAACAGGCGCAGGCCGTAGATCACGCAAGATGAAAGGCCGCGCAATCTTTCGCGCATGGAAAGAGGACGGCGGCAAGACTAACGCAGCTGTTATTAAGGCTATTGAAATATCCCGGGACAAGTTTAACAAGGCTGTGGGGTATAACTAATGGCCGTTGATCCATCAGTCAGAATAGATATAGCCGCCGAGTTCACAGGTAAAAATGCATTTAATAAGGCTGATAAATCTACAGATAAATTAACCAAGAACGTTAAAAAATTAGCTGGTGCTTTTGGATTGGCTTTTAGCACTAGAGCCTTACTCAATTTTGCTAAGCAATCTGTAAAGGCTTTTGCTGAGGATGATGCAGCTATAACAGTATTACGGCAAAACCTTAAAAACTTAGGCTTGGCTTATCAATCACAAAATGCTGAAAACTTTATAGGTAATCTTGAAAGACAAACAGGTATTTTAGATGATGCGTTAAGGCCAGCATACGCAAAATTATCTAAAGTGACTTTATCAACTACTAAGACCCAGGAGTTAATGGCCTTAGCAGTCGATCTAGCCCGAGCTAATGGCTTGGACTTTACAGCCGTTATTAACACGTTATCCCGTGCTTACGTTGGAAACTACAAAGGATTAAAACAATTAAACACAGGTTTAACGGATGCAGAATTAGCTACTAAAAGTTTTGTTGAAATACAAGAAATTCTTATTGGTCAGAGTAAAGGCGCAAACAAAGCCTATATTGATACCTTTGCCGGATCTATAGATAAATTGGCTGTTGCATCGGCCAACGCTAAAGAGGTTATAGGCGAAGGC